TACGTCGACAAATGACAATGAAGGCATCGGGCTGTTCCAGCGCGCATACTGACAGACAGGAGATGAACATGAATGTGGAAAAAATAAGCAATCCGCAATGGGCAGATAAAGATCACACTGCTGTCAATTGCATGGTGAAGTTTGAGCACATTGAGCAGGCGGTTCCTTTCACTGCAACAGCCAGCGATACCGAAGCATACGGGCGGGATATTTATGCCGCTTGTCTGAGAGGAGAGGCCGGTGAAATTGCAGAATATGTACAGCCATCCATCAGCCCGGAAAAAGCCAGAGAACTCAAAACCGCCGGGATCAACGCCTGGCGTAATGCGATGGAAGCGGCGAACTACACGTTTGAGCACAATGGGCGTAAATGGGACTACGGGAAGTCAACGCAGACGCGTCTTGAGCCGTCGGTGGCGGCAGCGAAAGCGGGGAAACTGCCGGAGGCGTTTTTCTGGACGGATGCGGACAATAATGACGTACCGATGGACGCTGAAACACTGATTGCTCTGAGTGCTGCTGCAGAGCAGGCGATGTTTACCAAAGGTCTGGAAATTCATGTCAGACAGCGCACGATGAAAAAAGAGATTGAAGCGCTGGGTGATGCGGAAGCTATACTGGCGTATAAGGTCGGCATGGCTGACAGGTGAAAAAAAGAGGGGCGCTCCAGCCCCTTGCTACAAAGCTATGGCTAAATAAAGAATACTCAGGTCGAGGAAATAATCTGGCAATGATAATTAAAGGAGATGCAACGGCCTCCTTCACCCCTGTCAAAGATAAAAAACTGGGGAGTGCGTGCTCCCCGAGAGCATGATACTTGTGGTTGATAGTTATTTTTATCCGGCGACAAAGATATTGAGATGAGGGCGTGGATGCAATACAGAATTTTCGTATTGCATGGTAACTGCTGATTCCGGCAACTGAATGTTGCCCGGCATCTGTAAGTGAAAAACGGGGAGACGACAGACCCAGAAATTATACATGAGATAGTGGTGCTTTTTTATAAGCAACAGAATGACTGCATAAAAATAGAGCAAATAAAACAATCATCAAATACAGAATTTTCGTAGGCTGAGGGATTGCTGAAAATAATTTAGTGCGTCCTTCAATGGTTATCAGATTGTGCTGATGTAAACAGTTAAGCACAATTTGATTATTTGACTTTCTTCTTTTTGTGACTAACTTCACAATTAAAGATGTAACCGTATACAAATTGTTGATGAATAAAGAGACAGCATAAGTGGCAGGCCAGTCGTAATGCGGATATCCCTTCGCGGACGTGATATCACCGACGTTATAGTAAGGAAATTCCGAAAAACTTCATATTAAAATTCGGAATTTCTTCAGGAGTAAGCTCATGAGAGCGGCGAGACATCAGATTTTCTTCATATATCTGATGTTGAACTGTTTTATTTGTATACAGATAATTTTATAGGGTATACCACATGAGCAAGAAATTTACAAAGACTGTTTTGTCTACAGCAATGGCAGGTGTTTTTTTTGGGGCTACCTTTGGTGTTACAGCTGGTGAGAACGGAGTAACAGAGATAAGAGGCGATCGGGAAGCATTACTAGCCACAAATCCTGTTATAAATGGAATTGAAACTATTAATGCTGATATTAATATTGGCAATGACTATACTATTAAATTTTCTCAAAATGGTGTTGCGGCTAGTATAGTTAATACAAAAACAAAACAAGTTGTACTTGGTGGTATAAATACAAAAACAGGTAGTGTAATTACAATAAATCAGGATGAGTTTAAACAGGGTAGTGATGAAATTCTAAAAAAACATGGGATAGATATAAGTAATCCTAAAAACGTTAAAATTACACCAGAGGCAGCAATTGAAATACAACGATATATTGAGTCTATTAAATATCCTGTGTATTCATCTCGGCTTAAATATGAAAACTTAAAAAATCTTACAAAAGATGATGTTGATAGTATTTCAAAGTTAAAAGATGATATATCATCAAAAGTGACATCAGTCTCTGCACCAGATTATATATCCTCTATTAAAAGTGGAGGTAATAGTGAAGCTTATCTTGCAGCTCTTAATGTAGGTAAAGAATTTGCAAATGAATACAATAGAATTGTTACAAATCTGGATGCAATGAATGATGATGTTGAGTTACTTAACAAGACTACTGCACAGACACAAAAATATACTGAGACAAAAATATCCGAGATTTATGATGATGTGAGAGGTAGTTTGTCTGCGACGGAGATGAAAGCTAACAAATACACAGATCAAAAAACATCCGAAGTTTCAGGGAAAATAGCAAATCTTTCTGGTCGAACTGATCGAATTGATGCGGCTGTTGGCGCAGTTGATAATAGACTTGAATCCCGCACCACTGTTGGTGTGAATTCCGATGGCACTCTGACCCGTGCAGAAGGGGCTGCCGCCACTATTGCTGTGAACGACGGCCTGGTTCAGTTGTCTGGTCGTACTGACCGTATTGATGCAGCAGTTGGTGCCATTGATGGCCGTGTCACCCGTAACACGCAATCCATTGAGAAAAACAGCAAGGCGATTGCAGCCAATACCCGTACGCTGCAGCAACATTCAGCACGTCTGGACAGCCAGCAGCGCCAGATTAATGAAAACCATAAGGAAATGAAACGAGCAGCAGCACAGTCTGCGGCCCTGACAGGTCTGTTCCAGCCGTACAGTGTGGGTAAATTCAACGCCACGGCAGCGGTTGGTGGTTACAGCGACCAGCAGGCACTGGCAGTGGGTGTGGGTTACCGCTTCAACGAGCAGACCGCAGCGAAAGCAGGCGTGGCATTCAGTGATGGCGATGCCTCCTGGAACGTTGGTGTGAACTTCGAGTTTTAATTGCTGAAGGTGACATGAAGTATGACGGCAGGCGCAGGACTCTGGTCTGCCGTTTTTCATGGGGCATAAAAAACAGGAAGGTGCTGCGATGAAGGTGATTCTGGCTACCAGGAATCGCTATCTGGAGTATGGTCTGCAGGCGTTACTGAAGGAACACAGTGTGATACTGGCGAGGGAGTTTTTCCTGCCGGAGAACCGCCGTTATATCCCGGACTTTGACGAATCCTGGCTGATAATCTGTGATACGTTGCTGGGCAGACTGATGCGCTGCATGTTCCAGGGACGGCATTTTCTGCAACTGGGTGCGGAATCACTCCGTGATGGTGAGCAGATAAGTGATGCCATACGCAATGGTGTATGGACGTATAACAGCGTTGCCCGTCCGCTGACGATGTCAGAGATGGTGGTGATGTTTGGCTACGTCTACCGCCAGTCGAGACCCTGTCGCCTTGCCAGTGAAATGGGTATTCACACGAAGACGGTGAATACCTTTCTGTATACGGGAATGGCGAAAAACGGGCTGTATGGTGTGAGCGTAAAGCAGATTGCCTGTGCGGAGTGATTCAGTGTTACCGGACCTGCAGCGTCTTCAGGTGATTCAGGGGCAGATGATGAATAAAGACAAATGCCGTATGTACGGGAGAAAACGTTATACAGCGGGAGCAATGTGCTTCATGCTGTTTGTGTGGCTGGGTGGTGTGGTGACACTCTGTGCCGTTGCTGCAATTATCATGCAATAAAAAATGGGGAGTAAGTTAACTCCCCGTAAAGAAGATTTACCGAATAAACCAGTCGTCAGCGGTTTCCCAGGCTTCCTGCAGTGTTTCCTGAACAAATTCGTGCGCGGATTCTTTATCTACAGCTCTTAAAATGGTGAGACTGTCATTGTTGGCGGCTCTGACAATCACGTCCACATCGTCATAACGTTTACTGACACGTCGAAGCATTTCTTGCTGCAGGGCAGAAACAGAACCTTTTGGCATTTTGCTGATTTTTTCTTTAGCGATACAGATCTCAACACGCATAACACCCTCCTGTAACTGTGGTTATGTACAGTATTATTTTTAACTGTATGTATAAACAGTGTCAAGGTGAGGGGAAGTGATTTTTTTGGGGCATGCATGGGACAAAAATGTCTGTTGTGGGGCATTTTGGGGCATGGTTGGGACACTTTGTTACATATGAACTTTGCCGATTTTCATATGACATGGAAATTCAAGAGTTTGATTCTACTAAAGAAAACACATGCTCTTGGGCGTTCTTTAGTGATTTTTAAAAATCCCGTATCACGCAGTTAAAGTGGCGGGCATACTCTTCAAGGCTGGTGATCCCCAACCGCACCCATTTAGGATGCGACCATTGCGGTAGACCGATGTAAATCATAACGCGTTGAGGATCTCTTCCACGCTACGCACACGGGCGATGCGCGGGTAGATATGGTTGATACTGTTATTGTGCTGCTCGGCGCTGGCGGCACTACAGGCGTCTTCGGCAATCACCAGATTAAAGCCAAGTTCCCAGGCATTGCGGGCGGTGGATTCAACACCGATATTGGTCGAGATCCCACATAACACTATTGTATCGATACCTCGGCGGCGTAATTGCAACTCCAGATCCGTACCGTAAAACGCACCCCATTGACGTTTGATGATTTCGATATCGCTGTCGGTTGCACCTAATGCAGCAGGATGTTGCCACCAATTTTCGGGCAACACTTTAGCCGGTGAGGGCGCATCGACCGGCTGTTTTAATGCTTCAGCGTAATCGGCAGACCAGCCAACGCGCACCAGAAACACGGGCTGACCGCTGGCGCGAAATTTCGCCGCCAGCTTCCCGGCGCGATTAACTACCTCATCGGCAGTATGTGGACCACCGGCAAAAGGTAAGATGCCTTCTTGTAAATCGATCACCACCAGCGCAGTGGTTTTAGCATTAAGTTCAAGCATAATGACTCCTGAAAAAACAAAATCGTGCCTCACACCTTAATGCGATTAGCCGATGGCGGAACGACAAATTTTGTTAATTTTTATGAGTTCGGGCAACACCTTTATAGCAAACTGGCGTAGAGTCTGATTTCAGGCCCGATATAAAGTGGTAACGAGGCGTTCCAGCGCGGGCCAGGCTCTTACGGTGCGGCAGAATTTCCAGTATAATAGCCGCCTTTTTTCATTCAGTTGTGACATACAGCTAACGCTGCGACTTGGTCACCTGCGCAGCAGGGGGCATCCGCCG